TGCGCATAATGTGGCCGCGGTATTATGTTGAGGGTTTTCCCCCTGCGATAATCCCGAAGGGGCAGGGGGACGCGACTAGGCAGGGACGTGGGACGCGAAGCGGCATCGTCCCAACGACAGAGCGCCCGTAACATAATCCGCATTTATGCGCAGTGACAAAGCCACTTGGCGTATAGGCTTGGGAAGGATCTACACTACATCCTTGGCCATGTGTTCCAATACTTTGTCTGCTAACGTCATGCTCTGGATCACTTTCTTTAGGGTATCTCTGGACTCTCCGCTCAACGTCTTCACAGCCTGCACAATATGCATTTCCTCTAGGCTTGCGTACTCCTTTACCTCACCAAACGCCAGCCAAGACAATTCTGTCCCCGTCACTTCTGCAATTTTTATTACATCAGCGAACTTAGGCTCAGTTTTTGCTGTTGCCATTCGCACTAATGTCCTAGTGCTTATGCCGGTTCTGTCAGCCATATCCTCGTAAGTCCCATACGCCAGTATGGTGTTCTTGATACGTTCCGCTCTTGCTACGTCTGCCATTTCATAATACCCAGCCAGTTTCATTACTTATCCTCCAGTCTAACACTGCCTTTTTGACTCGCTCGATTTGAGTGCCATTAATGTCACTGCATCAACGCCTTTTAAGGTTGACCCCATCTTACCCATAATGTACATTTGTGACCATTAACAACGACACATTTGTCTATTGACAGGCCTTTTGTGATTGACCTTCTCAAGCTCGATTTACCCTTCAAAAGCGAATGGCAGTTGGTATCTCCAACGGCCGATCATCGCTCAGGGGTCTATATCGATCTGGAGCAGGTCGCGAAGCAGGGGAGGCTAAAGCTTTCCGCAATGGCCGTTGAATATGAGATTGATGGGGATTTGACCGTTTCCGGCCTGTCCCATCCCTTCGAGTCGCTGCCAAGTCACTTCGGTAGCCTTGCAATGAAGATCCATCAGGGGGGCAGCAACCGCCTGCCAGGGGTTGAACTCAAAGCCTCTCCGGCAAAACTGCTGCAGGGCCACAACGTGTTCGGCCCGACGAGCATCGAGCTTTGCTCGACCGAACTGCTGGCAACACTGGCGTGCGCCTGCCCTGAACTGTTTGAAATGCTGGACATCCCAAACACCACCCTTGAATGGATCGACGTAACGTTCTCCGCCCGGGTCAATACCGAAGAGCAGGGGAAACAGGTCATTTCTGCACTCAAGAACATCCGTTCCGGACAGACCAAGCAGAGCAGGATGAACCGTGACCATGAGACCACTGCAGAGTGGAACACCGGCAGCCGCCATCGTTCCTTGAAAGCCTATTTGAAGGGCCCTGAGTTCCAGCGGCAGCTGGCCGAATACATGAAACGCCTTCAAAAACAGCCGAAAAATGAATCACTTCGCCGCTGTGTTGAGGTCATGAAAAACCCAGCATTGCAGCTCTATGCGAGCCTCTGTGTTCGCTTTGAAGCCCGATTGAAACAACGGGCGCTGACCAAGCATGGCGTCCCGTTCAGATTGTTTGACGCCATCCAGTACCAAAAAGACTACGAGCAAGACGGCCGCTGTTTGATTGCCGATCTATGGAAAGCCGCATTTAAAGAACTGTTTGATGCCCTGGGGGAACAGCCCATGAAGGTCTACACCGACGACGAGATCCGTAACGCGCTCTACACCAGTTATCAGCGCATCACCCCGAAGGGGAACACCAGCTACGCCAAGGCCCAAAGGGTTCATGGCTTTTATCGCCGGCTGCTCAATGAAGGCTATGAGACCGTCTATCGCAGCATGAGCCGAGAGACTTTCCGCCGTCACCTCACTGACTTGATGGCGGTGGGCCTGACCAAGGCACAGTTGCAAAATCTCTCTGGCGAAGCCTCCAACGTGGTACCGCTGATCCAGGTGATCAATATCGATTTTGGTCGGCAGCACCCCGACTGGTATGTCGAACCCGTCAGCACACTAGACCGCATGGCCGCAGCAGCACAACCAACAGAAGTCGTCACCATCGAGCGTGACTCGTCCGGTGTTCCTATGGTCACCCGAACTCTTGTCGAACCAATACCAGGGGCAATGCCGCCTCGCTCTTATCCATCATCACCTGGGCACCGCCTCAGGGCTGTCAGTTAAGGAGTGTCATTTATGCATCAAGGTGTTCTCATCCGTGGCCGTATGCTCGGTTCTCGTCAGCAAAACACACAGGGGCGGAACGGCCCCATCACTCGCCATGAAATCGGCATTGCGGTGAGCCGTTCGAATGGTTTTGGCGGCTTCCAGGAAGAACAAATCGTGATCCGGGTTCCCAACGCCCTGGCCCAAGCAGGCATCCCGCTGCAGGCCAACAGCATGATCGACAAGGTTGTCGAGATCCCTGTTTGGCTTGAAGCGTGGTCTGGTCAGCGTGGTGCCAATGTGACCTACCACATGAGCAATGATGCGGCTCTTCGCGACGTCACCTCACTTTCGCATGAGAAAAACAAGGTGTGATCGATGGCCCTCAAGTTTCTGAAGAAGAACGTCAAGTGGGAGGAGGGGACAACTCCCGTTCTACAGGCTAATTCAAGCGATGGACGGCATTACCTGACCAGCTCAATACCAGGGATCATATTTCACTACGTAGATAGTGACTTGGTGTATGTCGGCAATACAGTTATTAATACCGAACAAGAATTGAAAAAGGTAATGAAGACTCTTTATCGCTCATGGGAATAACACCATAGGCAAAAATGGCTTATTGCATCGCAGTTAATGAACAGGGATTTCTGTATCAGACAGATATCCCTGTCAAAGAATGTTCCTCTATGATTGTCCAAACCGTAGAGGAATATAAACAATCCACCGTTGATATAGCACCGTCAGATATCGCCATTATGTTTTCATGGGCGTTTGGCGCAGTTGTCATTATCGGGTGGTTTCCAGGCTTCGCTATTGGTGTAGCGAAAAAAGTTATCAACATTATGTGAGGTATTTCGTGTCTCTGTTCAAAAAAGCAATCCCCGCTATTATTGCTGTCGCCTCTACCCCTGTTTTTGCTGAGGGAGAGTCTGCACTGGATCAAATGTTTGCTGCTGTTAACTTCGGTAGCGTTGTGACTTTTGTCGCTAGCGCAGGGGTTACCATTGTCGGTATTGCGCTGGCAGTTAAAGGCATCTCCTTGGCCAAACGCTTGGTCAGTAAAGCCTAATGACCGCTACCTTTGCCTATATCGTCTTCATGTCGTCAATTATTACGATAGGGGGACTGTCAGGAATGGCGTTCGTTATGGGAATGAAGGGGGCATAAGCCCCCTTTTCTAACGGAAAGTTTCTCATGCGAAACTTTTAGCCACGCAAGCCAACTGTAATATGTTGTAGCGTTTTACAACATACAACATATTACAGCGCCATTTTCTCATGCGAAAAATTTAGCCGCTAAATTTCTTGGAGCACCATATGTGGCGCAGACTCCTTGTTTACTCATTGTGCTTTCTCACCGCCTGGCTGCCTGTCAACCAAGCACGCGCGTTCTTACCCGCATTTGCCCCCGTGGTGATGGCGATGGCCGAACAGGCCGCAATCTGGACGGGCAGAACCCTGGCTACCCGCTTGGCCGTCCAGTACGCAGCAGGTGCAACCGCTGTGACAGCTGTTGCATTAACAACGCCGCCGCTACTCAAACGGTTTGCCGCTGAAGACATTAAGATCGAACCATTTGGCATGCTGGCTTATCAGATGGCGCAATATGGAATCACTTTGATTGGTGACTCAATCGGTCAAAATTCAAAATGTGACAAGCCTGAAAACTCTAGCCTGCAAGGTTGTTGGAATGGATTCAGGGATCGGCAGGGAAATGAGGTTAAATTTAACTTCTCTCCCTATGCTGATGAAATAAGAGTTTCAACTTGTCGCCTGCCTGATGGAACTGAGTATATTCATGGCGAAAAGAAAAACACCACCCTTTCTATTTGTGTTGGCAGAATAGGGGATGATGTAACTCGTGAGCTTTTCCCCAAAATGCAAGACTCGCATCTTAAAGCACTTAACTCTGCTTGTGGCTATTATCATGAAGAAAAAGGCCCTCAGGGACAGACCATCACCTCTTACAACACTTGTAGTATTGCGTTTTACACCACCTTCTTTGGTATGCAAGGTGGTGATTACCTCATTTCATTAGAGGGCGATCTTACTGTTCAGGAATTCAAGAACTACAATCTTATTCGTGAATCAAAAATGACTGCCGTAGATACTTATTCATATCAGGCCACCTTATTCCCAACCGCCCCAACAACTCCCGATGAAGCTATCGAAGAGGCCGTTTCTGGTGTTCTTGATGCAGCAGCTGTTGATGGCACTATCCCAGATCATTACTTACAGGATATGTCGAAGCCAGGACGAATGCCCAAACCCCACTTGATTGATAATTCTATCATCATTCCAGTGAAGCCAGATAACCGCCCAGACTTCGATATTATTGGGACACCTCCCGTTGAATTACCATCGGGTAAGCCACTACCTCCCGTCACTGACCCAATATATGGCGATGCCATTAATTCCGTTATCACCGGCAAACCAACTACAGACCCAGATACTGGCGCAATTGCAGGCGGCGTAATTCGCCCTGTTATCACCGGCCCGCAACCAACCGTTCCAAGTGAAGGTGGCAACACTGGATCAGGCTCTGGGACGGGGTCGGGGACTGGTTCCGGAACCGGCACAGGGTCCGGTTCTGGCACTGGCACTGGCACTGGCACTGGCACTGGCACCATACCCAGCTCTGTTACCGTTTCCAACCTTGGCGGCCTGGAATCTCGTCTCGACCGCACCAATCAGCTATTGGCTACGACCAACGCCATTGACCTTCATGGCGTAGAAACACGCATTGATGAAACTAACCGGCTGCTTTCCAACACCTTAGCAACCAGTGTCCCCGTGCAAACCATGCCCGATACCGCGCAGGGAACCTCTTGGTGGAAGTCTCGCTATCCCGCAGGGATGGCCGGTGTATGGAACGGATTCACGCAAGACCTGCAACATACCGCGCTCTTTGATTGGCTTAATGGCTTCCGCTTACAGCTATCAGGGGGAGGGGAATACCCTACCTGGACAATCTGTTTTGACATGGGATTCGCTGACTTCGGTTGCCATCAGCTGACCGTTCCCCCGAATGTCTGGATAGCCATTCGTGCTTTCGTCATCTTCTGCGCCGGCCTGTTGGCCAGACGTTTAGTGTTCGGCGGCTAAATCCGCGCTGCTTGATTTTCTCATGCGAAAAATGAGGTGCTCTCATGCTTGATTGGTTTGCCCACCGCTGGAATGACTTCCTGAACCTGCTCTATTCACTGCTGCTCTCGCTCTTTGACATGCTCAAGGATTTGGCCTGCTTCCTCTTTGAAGCGATCTTGTCGATTGTTCACCTGGCTATCTCTGGCCTTGGCTCCATGCTCGGGGCCATGAACATCATTCAATACTTCTCCATGCTCCCCGCTGATGTGCAAAACATCATGGCCATCGCTGGGGTGAATGATGCCTCAGCCATCATTGTGACGGCGATTGGTGTTCGCCTGATCCTCCAGTTGATCCCCTTCACCAGACTCGGTTCATAAGGAGGCGATATGGCGCTGAACATCATTGTTGGCCGTCCCGGCTCTGGCAAATCGTATGAAGCTGTCGCATTTCACGTGATCCCAGCCATCAAGGAAGGGCGTCGGGTGGTCACCAACCTGCCGTTGATGATGGATCATCTGATCGCCGTGTTTGGCGAGGAGGTGAGGGATCTCGTTGAGGTTCGTCAGGATGGCTTTAGTCGGGAACACGGTGCCATCAAGGCCTTCTCCGACCCCGAGCACTTCACCCAGGAGGAATGGCGCAACGAGCAGGGGCAAGGCCCGCTGTTCGTCATTGATGAATGTCACTTCCAATATCCCCGGGCAGGGCGCAACAAGAAGGCGAGCGATGACCTCATCAACTGCCTGGAATATTTTTCCATGCACCGCCATTACGGCCACGACATCCTGTTCATGACCCAATCCCTGGGGAAGGTGCACAAGGATCTGCGTGACATGATCGAGATCCAGTTCTTGGTCAGCAAACACGCCGCTGCAGGCTCTGATAAAACCTACACCCGCAAAGTGCTCGATGGCGCTGGGGCTCGCGCAACCTGCCTCTCTGAATCTGTGCGCCGGTACGACAAGACGTTCTTCCCGTTCTACAAGTCCCATACCCAAACAGAAGGCAGTGTTCAGGAGGCCAAAGCCTCCGACATTGTGCCGCTGTGGAAAAGGTGGTGGTTGTGGCTGGCGGTGATCCTCATCTTCATCGGTGTCCCGATGAGCGTAAAGTCCCTGTTCAATATGCTGGGCAGTGATGACCCAGCGCCGGTATCTGTGCCGGTAGAGCAGGCAGCGGCATCACCAGCGCCTTCTGACCCAGAAGTGAAGGCGGCGGCACCAGTCATGCCGACCACCCCTGCTAAAAGCGTGCAGGAAGCCCCATTCTCCAAGTTTGATATCACCATTACCGGCTGGGCGGATACATCCTATAAGGACAATACCGGTAAGTTTCATGCCCAGTTCGAGTACTACCTGGAAGCCAAGGGCAACAATGCCTATTCCTTCCCGATGAAACTGAGCGACTTAATGATGGCCGGTTATCAGGTCTATTCCCTTGGGCCTTGTCTGCTGCGCTTGGTATATGATGAACGGGAGCATTTTCTGTACTGTCAGGGCAACAAGCCCCAGCAAGAAAGCTCAGCAACGATGGCTCTCGCTGCGCTTCCCCTGAACTAGCGCCACCACGTATTCCAGGAACAACCTTGAGAAGGGGCCCCCGCTTGCGGGGTAGTGTCTCAAGGTTGGTCATGGGCACCGAGTTTCGCATGCGAAACTTTTGCGCATGCGCAATTTCTCGTTGGCCCCATCCATTCGC